GTTTTTAATGACTAATGATTTGATTTTATCTGACTTATAAGTGGTCAAATTAGTGTCATAGTAAATATTTGAGGTCATCTCAACGTATAGAATCGACGGATCGACGATTTTTGGTGTTACCGAAGCAACACTATACTTTTTCAACTTAGTTTCAAGGTCTTTTTTGGTGTAAGACGTGAGTGCAGTCGCATATTTTGGTTTTACGACGATTTTTACAACGCCATATTCAGGTGGACTATCCTCTTCACCACCAAATGCTGTAATATCAGCAACAGAGGGGTATAAATTCCTCACAATTGCCTTGTAGTCTTCCGCTGTTACCGCTCTATCTTGTGTAGCGTAGTTTTTAGCAGCGTTAAACTTGATTCTGTCTAGACTCTCAGAGTTTTCACCACCTGCTGATGCCTCAACAGTTGTCAAATTCGTCAATGTGACAGAAAGTGCATTCAAAGTCTGACTGGTGACATCTGGGTCTTCCAATACACCATTGAAAGAGAAGACCTTTGCACCATTGGTATCAGGACCAGAAGTCGTAAGGTATGAAATCTCTACATACTCACCATTCTCTAACTTCCTGCCGAAGACACCATCACCAAATTTAATCTCATAATTCTCATCCTCAATCTCAGTCAAGAAGAAGACCTTACTACCTGGGTCTACATTAAGGATGTTTTCTGCATAGTCATACAACTCGAATGCAGTTGACTGTGCAGACTGGAATACTTTTACACGAATTGATGTCGTGTCAATGTTTAGATTATTAAGAAGGAATCTCTGGTTACGAAGCGAAGTGTTTACTGTATGATAATCAGTAACAATATTACCAGAGAAGATTTCTACATTCTCTAAAACTGCATTGCCGTTGTTGACTGGCACCCTAACATCATCTAATACACAGTATTGATATACGGTATTATCGAATAAGGCGGTGAATGCCTTGCCACGTCGTAACAACGCTGTTGCAGGGGCATTTGGAGAGGTGTAGCGAAGCGTTGCACTCACTACTGCTCTCGACGCTGTTGCCGATTTTGGACGATATCCAAGTTGTTTGGCAAGTGCTACTACATTATCACGCAGAGTAGCAGAATCCAAAAACATTTCATTCACCACCATGTTGGTGTTGAATGCTGTATAGTAAGTATTGTATGCTAATACATCAATAAGTTGTGCTAATGCACTACCTTCAAAGTCATAGTCAGTAAAATCCGTCTGCGACCTCATGTATTCCTTGAGGGCAGTCTTGATATTACCGAAGTCTAATTGGTTTAACTGAGAGTAAGGCATCGATTATCTCGTTCTTTCTAGAAGAAGTTCCGTTGTCAATGGACCCGAGTCAAGCTCTCTGCCTATAATTTCATACTCAATCTGAATTTCGTATGCATTACTGTCAAAGTTGGGGGTAGTTACCACATCAACTAGACGCACACGACGCTCATATCGGTCAACTAATGTAAAAATTTCATCACTAATGGTAGCAGCAGTTGCGAAGTCTAGAATGTCAAACAACAATTCAGGAATTCTGCTACCAATTAGTGGTTGGAAGGGTCTCTCTCCCCTCCTAGTCATGATTAAATTCTGCAGCGCAATCTTAATGGCAGTCTCATCTTTTGCCACCAGAACATCATCAGTGTTTGGATGCTTACCAAAGGTAACCATCACATCTTTAAATGTCTGAAAGGTGGGCATAGAGACACCACTACGAGTCAAAAGTATTTATCACAGTTACTGACGGAGTTTCGCGCTTATGTCGGAGTCGCGCTCCTGGCGTTTTTTTGATGCCATTGCAAGATACTTGTCTGCCTTAGTGTCAGTAATTAGCACAGTAGTGCCGAAATCACTCTCCATCATCGAAGGGACATTATCAGGGACGTGGTTAGTTGCCATTGTTTCTCTCCTTTTGTACTAATTCATAGTCATCACCGAGCACTTCCCGCAGAAAGTTATCACTCCAGTAGTCGTAATACTGGGTAGACCCCAGTTTTTCACGCATTTTCCGCAACTTATCTCTGTTTTGCATCAGAATTAAGTTGTAAAACCCGTTATTCGTCTGAATTTCCCCAATAAACGACGGTTTTTCCGCAGCATCCTCTAAAAATATCATATCAGGGTAGATAGTATTCAAAGATTCGCACCAATCTTCAACATCTTCGGGCTCTAATTCACGCTCAATCACAAAAATAACGACATCAAACCCGTCAATGGGCTCGATATCGTTAACAGGACACTCAATAATCTTAAAACTTGCTCCAGAGGCATAGGGACAGACTGCAAAACCTCCCAACTCGGGGCGTAACACCGCTAGTCTGCGAATCCAATCCCTAATATGCGCCTCGTCGTACATTACCGTCCTTGTCCTCTGTATTTCTTCCTTGCACCGTTGCGTGACGTTGCACTCAATTTCGTATTTGCTGACCGTCCTTGACGAGTCATTTTGGGTTTGCCAGCGACATAACCGCTCTTAGTAAAACTTGGTGACTTTGCCATGATGCTTCTCTGTATCAACTCAGTTATTATAGCACAGAATCAACCACCTGCAAAGACATTCGTAGACCCGCCTGTGACGCTTCCTAGGTCGGCAGAGTCTCCTTTCCTCGCCATGGGTTTGCCATTGACCTTAACAGTGCTGCTACCCCTATTAACCTTCTGTCCAGGGTGTGGAATACATGTGGGTGGCGGAGTCCCAGGATTAGTAATCTGATGACTCGAAATATCTGCACCTTGGAATGTTGCACTTCTTCCATTCACATAAACGTTATTACTACCTACAATGATAGTTGCAGTAGTATCACAACCATGCCCAGTATTAATCGTGTCATTAACCCTCGCGCACCCTGGCATCAGTCCATAGCATCTTCAATGGTATTTAGACGGAGTTTTATTAATTCCTGATTAATGTGTAGTGCATCTAGCACTTTATCTAATTTCTTGTAATCTTCGCCAGGTGGTTGATACCGAATCGTAAAGTCAGATGGTATCGTCCTCATTCGTGTCTCTATCCTCTCTATCCGAGTAGATAGTGAGTCCATCTGTGATAGGATTTTCAACAAGCTCTCTTTCAACTCCACGTCCATAATCATCACCACCGAAACTACTCTTGTCTTCAAATACTACTTTGCCATCTTCAATCCTTTCGATAATGATATTATCGCCAGGGTCCTGTAATCCAGAATACCACTTATCTGCTGCATCCAACATATAGTCAGCAACAGAGTCGATATCGTCAAACATCAAATCTTCAATAATCTTACCGTCTTTACCGACGATATTAAATTTAAATTCAGACATCTGCTTTCTTCAATAAAATAGAATCATCATTATATTCCCATTGTAGCACATCACCAATGTCCCAGCCAAGACTATCTAAAATCTCGTCTGGGATTGGTAGGAAAAGCTCATCAGTGCCAGCATCGTATTGGACTTCACTGATTAATTTCATAGGGCGTCCTCTACTGGTTGATTTGTTTCAAAATCAGGTTGAATGATTTCGCAGGCTGTTGTAGCTGCTTTCTTTGCTTCGGTTGCTCTGGTCTTAGCAGTGAAAACCTTGGCGTCTAGTTTTCTAGTTGTGAAAGAGCCATCCTCAGTAAGGTAAACCTTACCAGGGACTAATGAGGAAGCGGACTCTGCTCTTAAGATGTAATCTGCCATTGTGGTTACTCGTATGAAATGAAATCTACTGGGGTATTATGAGACGGTAGTCTCATCGGAGTGTCGTCTGCAGCTCTGAGTCTAATCATATCTGCAGCCCTATTTAGTGCGGCGGCAACTTCTACTCGCCTTTCTCTCATTGCGAAACTTTTGCAAATTTTTTCACAATCTGCTCTTTCAAATTCAGCGGCGGCTTTAAGAAGCTCTGTAATACCTGCTTCTTCTGCCATCTCATACAGTTGTTTCTTTGTCATACCGAATCACTCACAGTTACTTTATATAGCTCAGTAACTCTTTGAGCGTTATCCAAATATACGATACCTGCTCCCTTAGAGTAGTGCGGGTTTCTGGGAGATTTTTTTCTGGGAAAATTTTTTTTATTTTCATCGATATCTTTCGCGCTCTTTCAAAGTTTTGTAGGTTAATAGTATCTATCGTTTTTGGTTTCGCTCGGCCGCCCCAACCCTACAAAAAAACCCCCGACTAACTGCCGAGGGTGTGCTATGCTCAGTAGTTGCTGGCGAGTCGCTGCGTCTCCCACATGCCTGCCGCTCGGTCGCGTGCTGCCTGTCGCCTGTCCTTGCGATACTGTGCCGCTGCTCGCTTGGCATTGGCGTCCTTGTCTCCGACCCACTGTCTGCCGAGTCCACGCTGAGGGGTGATGGTGAATGCTCTGCCTGACCCTGCCCCTCCATTCACTGGGCAGGTGCCCTTCAGTCCTCCATCTCCTGCAGAGAGTTGACCAGTGGTGCGGTGTGCGTTGGGGCGAAGCATGGTGTCTGTGTGTGGTGTGCTGTTGAGAGAATTATATCAGATCGCCTGTGCTGTGTCATCACCACAGCGGACCCATCGCATGGGAGCGCCGCCACTGTTGGGGATGCGCCAGATGATGCAATCCTCCTGCCATGCTTGGGCGATACGGTAGGCGTGGTTGATGTCCGTTGCCCAGTCGCACCCATGCTCATCAAAGTTTGTCCAGGTGGCGGGTTGCACTGCCCAAGCGGCGGTCGTCATGTCTGTCTGTGTTGTTGAATCAATTATAGAGGCAGGGGGGCGGGGGGTGCCCCCCCTAGTGGACGCTTCAGAGTTCGTCCAGCATCTCCTCCATCTCGTCATTGTCGATGGCAGGGTGGTTGTAGGCGAGACCGTCGCCCGTCTCCGTGATACCATGGAGCATCAGCAGGTCGATGCAGTTCTGCCAAGAGTAGGCACGGCGAGCGATGCTGTAGAGGAACTCATCATTCTGCAACCACAGGGACGCATTCCAGGTCTCCCAGTTTGCCCATCCGTTGAAGGTCGTGTCGGTCATGCTTGGTTTGTTTGCTTGTGTGTATTGTAGAGCCCAGGGCGGCGTTGCCTACCCTATGGTGGACACCTCAGCGATTGTACCCATAGTCCCGAGCGTCACGCTGCCAGCGGCGGCGATCGTAATCCTCAGCGGTGAAATGGTCATCGAAGTCCCCATCCCATGCCATCGGGCGGCGGCAGTGGTAGGCGTCATGCATGGACTGCGCCATGGGGAAGTCGGAGGGTTTCATCAGTCGTTTGTTTGTCATGTGCCTATTATAAGGGGTCAGCGGCGAGGACGGCGACACCCTGTGTGATAGTTTACCCACTGTCCTAGGGAGCGGTCTCCTGCCATCATCAACGCTAGGATGTCACGCTTGCGAGTCTTGTATGTGTACTCCTGCGTCGGTGTCTTAAACCAGCGGACCTTGAATGTGCCAGTCAGCGGATTGACCTTGAGAGTCCAGACGGATTGCGAGACGCTGGGGGAGACAGGTGAGATGGTGAGCATCGTGTGGTTGTGTGTTGTGGAAATTATAGCATGGAGGGGGCGACCCCTCAGAAGAGCATATCAGCGATGCCCTGGATCACGTCGCCGTACTCACCCACGATGTCACCGAATGAGTCACGGATGCAAGCGTAGGAGTTTGACTCGTCATGCATGGCGAAGCAGATGTCCATGGCACGATCCAGGTCGGTCGTGGTTTCCATTTCAGAGAGTGCAGGGCACTCGACGGTGTAGATGTTTGTCATGTGCCTATTATAAGCACAGGGTCTGGCAGTTCGCTGGTCCTAGTGTGCCACCTTGCCAACTGGTTGCCGCGGCCGAACCGTTTGTGTTAATTAGTCCTCGTAATCTAGGTCAAATGCAATCTCATTCATCGTCACATCTTCAACGATTAAACTATCA